CTTGTTAATGGAGATGTTTACACTATATCACCCATAGGAAGAATATAATATGAATAATTCCAGCTATGTAAATTACGGACAAAGAATTCTATATAAAATTGATAGTTATAGATTTCAAATTCCAGCAAAAAGTATTCCACATATTGAAATTCAACAACTAGATACTATAACTTGGGCTCCAAAACAAGTTAAAGAAAAAGTTGATATGAACACATATTCTATTTTTAATGAGGACTTATCTCTTATAGGCTTAATAAATAAAGCTAGACCAAATATTCATAATCCTCATAATATTAGCACTAATATTGTTATTACCGCAGATACTAAAGAATCACGTCTAGGATTAACATCAAGTACCCCGTCACCAAACTCACGAAGAATGGTTTTTACACGAGGTCTTAAGAATGCAGAATAAAAAAGGGGACAGCCAATTACGGCCATCCCCATTAATGTGATTTAAGATATTTTAAAGAGATGATCAAACTGTTTGAGTATTATTTTCAGCTCCATTATCAACTACTCTAATCTTGGGTCGTCTTCCCTTTGGTTTCTTGATGCCTAGTTTTCTTCGCTGCCTACGAATCATGCTTGTTGTTACGTTTTGGCCGGTCATTTGGCTAAGCTTGGTAGCTAGTTCATCATCACTAAGAAGCTTTTGATTCTCATTAATAAACTTCAATTCGGCTTCTGTCCACTTCTTATAATTAGCCATAAATCTGGTTCCTTTTGGTGTAATATTGACTAAAGACTCAAATGCTCTATTATATTATAGATTGACAAGTTTCGTGCAAGGAGAAAATATGATAAATCCTGAAATTAAGATAACGGGCTCAGTTCTACAAGTAAAAGCAGTTGGTGAGGCTCAGGACGTATCAGCCGACTTTGATTGCATCCCCACCAAAAGCATAGCAGAACTACTAGATGGCAAACAACAAGAAGAAAAAAATAAAATTAACGACGAAGAAGAAACAGAAGATTAATTTATACGGAGTTCCAGAACAAGAGTTTTTAACTGTCTTAGATAATATCAGTCGTAGATTAGCTAATAAATTTAAATTTGGATATCATGATTTTGATGATATGAAACAGCAAGCAGCAATTTTTGCTTTGGAAGGATTAGAAAAATACGACCACCAAAGACCCTTAGAAAATTTTCTGTGGACCCATGTAAGAAATCGTTTGTTTAACTACAAAAGAAATAACTACCAAAGGCCAGACAAGCCATGTTTAACTTGTCCGTTTTTTGATAAGGGTTATAAATGTTCTTCCAATCAATGCTCAAAGTTTAACAATAAAGACGAATGCTCATTATATGCAGCTTGGGCAAGTCGTAATGATTCTAAGAAAAATATTATGCAGCCTTCCTATATTAGCGATCATGAAAACCTTAATAATAGCTTAGTAAAAGATGAGCTTTTTAATAGTGTCCAAAATAATGAGATTGTGAAATTTTTAGATCAAACCATTCAGTCAGAGTATCGTGAAACATATCTAAAATTGAAACATGGAATTAAAATACCCAAACAGCAACTTAATAAACTTAAGAAACATATTTCTGAACTATTAAAGGAAAACCAATGGAACCTAGAAAATCACCAAGAAAACGAGGACAATTAAGTCTTGATGAGGAAAAATTTATAAGAGACAATTTCGGTAAATTATCTATTTCAGAAATTGCCGACTCTTTGAACAGAAATTCTCCTCCAATCCAAAGATACATAGACGAAAATCGATTAGCTGTTTCTGATGAAGATAAAAATGATAATGAAACACTAAGAAGAAAACTCCATTCTAAAACCTTCTGGCAAGAGATTATCAGACAGTTTGACGAAGATACTGGAGAACTATTATATTTTGAAGACACCTGGATAGGATTAATAAAACAGTTTAGAGAAGACGTTTTACCAGCAGAAGAACTTCAGATCAAACAGTTTATAACCATAGATATTTTGATTAATCGAAGCATGAAAGAAAGAAAACGACACATAGCAGAAACAGAGAAGCTGCAAAGACAAGTAGATAAAGAGTATGAAAAAACAGAAATCGATAGAGACATTCCGAAACTTGCTAACTTAGAAACACAACTGAGCTTTGCTCGCAATAGCATTGCGAATTATACCAATGAATATACCAAACTATTAAACGAGCAGCAAAAGATTAGTAAGGATTTGAAGGCCACCAGAGAGCAAAGAATTAAAAGAATCGAGGACGGGAAAAGCAGCTGGGTAGGATTGATACGAATGTTAGAGGATGAAGAAGTTAGAGAAAAGGAAGGACGCGAGATGGAAATTCTATCTATGGCCACGGACAAATATAGAGAAAAGCTTGAATCATATCATTCTTATGAAGATAAGCTTTTGGACAAGCCATTTTTAACACCAGATAGCGTAGAGGACTAATAATGACAAAGACGGCACTAATTACCGGAATAACAGGACAGGATGGATCTTATCTAGCAGATTTTCTTGTAGAAAAAAACTACAAGGTTGTTGGACTACATCGAAGAAGCAGTGTTAATAACTTTGAAAGAATAAAACACCTAATTGATAATCCTAAATTCTCGCTAGAAGAATTCGATATCACAGACCCCAGCGGATGCGTTAGAGTATGTGAAAAATACCACCCAGAAGAGTTTTACAACTTAGCTGCTCAAAGTCATGTTGGAACTAGTTTCAAGCAACCTTCAACTACTCTAGAAATTAATACTATAGGAGTGGTGAATTTATTGGAAGCACTCAGGATCATATCTCCATCTACCAGATTTTATCAAGCTAGCACTAGCGAAATGTTTGGGGCGAACTCAACAAAAGAATGGTCAGAAGCTAATCAAAGAATGGAGCAGTATCAAAACGAAGAAACTCCTTTTGCTCCTCAAAGTCCATATGCAGTAGCAAAGTTAGCTAGTCACAGAATGGTTCATATCTATAGAGAATCCTATGGACTATTTGCTTGTTGTGGCATTTTATTTAATCATGAAAGTCCACGAAGGGGCGAAAATTTTGTAACCCGTAAAATTACTAAATACTTGGGAGAATTAACTAATGGATTTTTAAGCCAAGATAAATATGTTTCTTTAAAATTAGGAAATATTAATGCTTATCGAGATTGGGGTCACGCAAAAGATTTTGTCCGAGCCATGCATCTTATGCTGCAACAAGATCGCCCACAAGACTATGTTATAGCCACAGGAGAGACCAATAGCGTAAAAGACTTCTTATATCATAGTTTTAAATTATTTGATTTAAATTATGAAGACCATATTGAAATAGATCCTTCTTTATACCGACCATCAGAAGTTGAGTATCTGAAAGGAGATTCTTCTAAAGCTCAAAGCTCTTTAGGATGGAGTCCAGAAATAACCTTTAGGGATTTGGTCATAGACATGGTGTATTCAGATTTTGAACTGGCTAATCAGAAGGCCAGAAATCTTAATAGTTTTTCCGGACCACCTCCAGGAATAGTTCATGTTTAGAAATTTTGGAGATCCCCAATATAAAAAGTGGCGTAAAGCAGTTTACGAAAGAGACAATTATAAGTGTCAATGGCCAAATTGCACTATGAAAAAAAGAATTAATGCTCATCATATTAAAACTTGGGCCGGATTTCCAGGACTAAGATTTGACGTTAATAATGGAATAACGTTGTGTAAATATCATCATGATCTTATTAAAGGTATGGAAGAAGATTATAGTCTAAGCTTTTTAAAAATAGTATTATCTAAAAATCAAAGGAAGCAATCATGATATCACTACAGTCCCCTGTTATTTTATTTCCTCCTGCATTCACAAATGAAAAAAATCAAATAGTTAATCCAAATCCAATAATTCTTAGCCATCTTGATGTTTCTTATGTTGATACTCCCATGAAGAAAAACGTATCAGCACATATTAATGGTTTACCAGGATCCTTCTCTCTATTTTCTGGTTCAGAATATGATTCTATTGGAGATTGGACTCAAGAACAGGCTGAAACCAGACTAAGATCCCATATTGGACAAACGCCAGAAGAAATACAAAAAACTTTGCAAAGCATATTTCCTCAAACATTAGAACAAAATCCAAATGGTCCGGGATCTATTTTAACAGGCATGATTAGCTCTCTTGGAATTAAAAGCTCAGCCGATTGTTCTTGTCGTCGCCATGCTATTGAAATGAATCAACGTGGACCAGACTGGTGCGAAGAAAATATAACAACTATTTTAAGCTGGTTGAAAGAAGAAAGCCATAAGAGAAATCTTCCATATATTGAGATAGTAGCCAAAGCCATGGTTCAAAGAGCGATTAATAAATCTCGCAGGCTTTTAGAGAAAGAGAAACAGAATGAGCAAACACGATGATTTTACTATCATTATAGACACCAGAGAACAACAACCCTGGTCTTTTGAGCACTATACCACAGCTACCAGAAAGCTAGATACTGGAGATTATAGTATTGAAGGCTTAGAAGATATTGTTTGTATAGAGAGAAAGAAAAGTGTGGGCGAAGTAGCAAATAATATCACAGAATCAAGATTTATAGATGTTATTGATAGAATGAGCAAGTATAAGTACGCATTCTTGCTACTTGAGTTCGATCTTGCACAAATATTAAGCTATCCCGTAGGTTCTAATCTTCCTCGAAGACTTTGGGATAAAGTGAAAATATCTCCAGCATTTATAGTTAAACATATTTTAGAACTTCAACTTAATCATAATATCAAAGTGTTATTTTGTGGTTCTTCATCTGATGCAGAAAAAATGGCAGAATACATTCTAAAAAAGGTTCATTATATTGAGCGAGTCAAATAAAAAAACGTTCGATGATGCTTGGCTCGGTCTGGGCGATTTATCTGAGCTTTCAATACTAAAAAATCCTATGATTAATAGGAGTAAATTAGATATTGAAAATCCAGATTTGCACTTAATGAAAATATTAAGAAATCCTAAATACATAGGGGCCACTTGTAAACTATTATTTAATATTGAATTACATCCTATACAAATGGCTATATTACAAGAATTTTGGATACGATCATTTCCAATGTATATTGCTAGTCGTGGTTGGGGTAAGTCATTTTTACTAGCTTTATATTGTGTATTAAGATGTGCTTTTTTCCCAGGAACCAAGATCGTTGTTGTTGGCGCTGCATTTAGACAGAGTAAGATTATTTTCGAATATATGGAAACAATATGGCGTAGCAGTCCAATTCTTAGAAGTATTTTTAGTGGCAACGATGACGGACCAAGACGAGACGTTGATAGATGCACCATGAGACTTGGAGATAGTTGGACTATTGCTATCCCAATGGGCGACGGCAGCAAGATTAGAGGATTAAGAGCACATATTATTATCGCGGACGAATTTGCATCCATAAGTCCAGATATTTATGAAACTGTAGTCTCAGGGTTCGCTGCGGTATCTGCAACTCCTATTCAAAACGTCAAAGAACAAGCTAAGAGACTAGCAATGACAGAGGCTGGATTATGGAATGAAGAATTAGAAACCCTCAACACAAAAATGGGTAATCAGGCGATTATATCTGGAACAGCAGATTATGCTTTCAAGCATTTCGCGGCATACTGGAGAAGATATAAGGGGATTATTGAAAGCCAGGGAGATACCAGAAAACTAGAAGAATTATTTAAAGGAGAAATACCGTCTAACTTTAACTGGAAAGACTATAGTATTATTAGAATTCCTTACGAACTGATTCCAAAAGGCTTCATGGATGATAAACAGGTGTCAAGAGCTAAAGCAACTATTCATACTGGCATTTATAATATGGAATATGCTGCTTGTTTCGTGACAGACAGCGAAGGCTTTTTTAAGCGATCACTGATAGAGAATTGTGTTACATCAGATACTAAGCCAATAATAATTGGTGGTAGAACCATCCTCTTTGAAGCTGTTACCTCAGGAAACGCTAATTGTCAATATGTCTATGGTATTGATCCAGCCTCAGAACAAGATAATTTTAGTATTATTATTTTAGAACTACATCCAGATCATAACAGAATTGTTTATTGTTGGACTACAAACAGAACTAATTTTAAAGAGAGACAAAAAACAGGACTAATTCAAGAGCATGATTTTTATGGATTCTGTTGCAGAAAAATAAGAAATCTCATGAAAGTTTTTCCTTGTGCTAGAATTGTTCTTGACGCTCAGGGTGGTGGAGTATCTATCGAAGAGGCTTTGCATGATCCTTCAAAATTAGAAGAAGGAGAACATTTAATTTGGCCAGTTATAGACCCAGACAAGAGCAGAGACACAGACGATCAACAAGGATTACACTTAATAGAATTAATTCAGTTTGCTAAGGCTGATTGGACAGCACAGGCTAATCATGGATTAAGAAAAGACTTAGAGGATAAGGTTCTACTATTCCCAAGATTTGATGCAATCACTTTAGGTTTAGCTTTAGACAAAGAAGGCAAGGATATCTTAGATTCAAATTTAAGTCCAATATATGATAGTGTTAGCGAATGTATTCTAGAAATAGAAGAACTCAAGAATGAATTAACGACTATTGTAATGACACAAACTAGCACGGGTCCTAATGCTAGAGATAGATGGGATACTCCAGAAGTAAAGTTACCAAACGGTAAAAAAGGAAGATTACGCAAAGACCGCTACAGTTCATTAGTTATGGCAAACATGGCAGCAAGACAACAGCAGAGAGCACTACAACCAGTACAGTATGATATTATAGGTGGTAATCTAAAAGATGTTGTAGACAATAAGGGTAATTTATACAAAGGACCAGAATGGTTTACATCACAGGTTAATGAAGATATATACACAGGAATTTATAGACAATAGTGTATTAAACTTTATAATACTAATGCATTCACATTATATTCCCATCGTCCTTTTTAAAAAATAATTATGGCTAAAAAACAACCAAAGAATCCAATTATTCAAGACGCAGCACCCCGTGTTCCAGAACAAGCTTATGTTACTTGGGGGGATGACATAGCAAGTAAACAGCAGGCTCTAGATACTTCATCAGAATCTCTTGATGAGTTTACATTAGTTCAAAGAGCACAAGCTGGTAGATTTTACCGAGTGGATTATTCTAATTTAGATGGCCAAACTAGCGGTAGACCAGGATTAACAAGATCAGACTATGACTTCTTTCGCCCAGACGAAGCAGTACCAAAACGCATCAAGGAGATTATTCGTAGGGCTGATGAGATTTATCAGAAGGTAGGTTTGGTTAAAAACGTTATTGACTTAATGGGTGACTTTGCATCTCAAGGAATTAGACTAACTCATAAAAATAAAAGAATAGAAAGATTCTATAGAAGATGGTTTAAGAAAATAGGAGGCAAAGAAAGAAGCGAAAGATTACTTAATAATGTATATAGAACAGGTAATGTTGTTATACATAGACAAACAGGAAAAATTAGTCTAAAAGCCACCGAGCAACTATACAAAGCCAATGCTTCTCCTGATCTTGACATTAATGATATTAATAATATTCAAGCAGACAAAAGAGAAATTCCTTGGAGATATACTTTTATTGATCCTACTTTTGTTGAGGTTTCGGCAGGAGCTTTATCTTCATTCGTAACAAATAAAAGATATGAACTAATTTTACCAGCAGTTTTAAGAAAGACTATTAACTCTCCCCAGAACGATGCAGAGAGAGCCATTATAAATGAGCTACCAGCACAGATCATTGAAGCAGCTAAAACTAAAATAGCATATCCATTAGATCCAGACAAAACCCTGGTATTTCACTACAAAAAAGACGATTGGCAGAGTTGGGCTTATCCGATGGTTTACTCTATCATGGACGATATTACAGTTATAGAAAAACTAAAATTAGCAGATATGGCAGCTCTTGATGGGGCTATTTCTAATATTCGTATTTTTAAGCTTGGAAGTCTAGAACATAAGATTGCTCCTACCAGAGCAGCCACAGCAAAACTAGCTAGTATTTTAGGTAATAATGTTGGTGGTGGTACAATGGATTTAGTTTGGGGTCCAGATATTGAACTAATAGAATCTAAAACTTCTGTTCATCAATTTCTTGGTGAGGGTAAATATATTCCACACTTAAATTCAGTTTATGCTGGTTTAGGAATTCCTCCAACTCTTACAGGAACATTTGGTGCTGCTGGAACTACTAATAATTTTATCTCCCTAAAAACATTAACACAAAGACTTCAATATGGTAGAGAATTATTAATTTCATTCTGGGAACAGGAAATGGAATTAGTACAGAAGGCTATGGGTTTTAAATATTCAGCTAAACTAGAATTCGATAGAATGGATCTTAGTAACGAAGATTCTGAAAAAGCATTATTGATCCAACTTGCAGATAGAAATCTTATTAGCGATGAATTACTACAAGTTAAGTTTGGTCTCGATCCAGATATGGAAAAGACTAGACTCAATAGAGAAACAAGAGAAAGAGCATCTGAAAGAATGGTTCCAAAAGCTGGTCCATGGAATGATCCACAGGTTGAAAACGCTCTTAAGAAAATAGCTTTACAAACAGGAATTGTAGCTCCTAGTCAAGTTGGTCTTGAGTTAGAGAAAAAGAAGAGTGGTGAAAAAACAGCTATTGAGCAAAAAACTTCTCAGCCAGGTTTTTCAACGAAGTTGGCAAATGATTCTCCGGAATCATTGCCAGGAATACCCGGACAAGGCAGACCAAAACTAAGTAAAGATTCTACATCAAGGAAAAGCAGAAAGTTCTCTCCTCAGACCGGAGCTAATCTAATGCTTTGGGCCAATGAAGCACAAGAAAAGATAAACGAAATTATCAATCCAATCTTATTAGACTTCTATAATAAAAAGAATTTGAGAAGTTTATCTAAAGCTGAATCCAGAGAGATAGATGCTATCAAGACTAAAGTACTATTCAGTCTCCAACCTAACTGCACAATAGATAGTTCCATGATAGATAAAGTGTTTGCAAATATACAGTCAAATGACCATATGACCGTAATAAGCTCATACAATAACTGGCTAAAACCAATAAAGACCCAGATTAATAGAGATTTAACTGTTGAAGAGATTAAACAACTTAAATCGTCTTTCTATTCTATGGTGTATAATTCATTACTCCAAAACTAAAACCAGAGGTTTAATATGCATATTTTTGAACAAGAAATAAAAGATGGACTAGAAGAAAAACTCAAGTCCACTGCATCAATCTCTTATGCTTGCGCTGTTGAACCTTCAAATAAAACTAATCACAATATTAAACACGTTAAAAGCCTTGCTTCATTAGATGATAGCGATTTGTATTATGTACAATCCATATTAGTAACATCTAATTGGAATAAAAATGACGATATTTTCGATAAAAATGAAGTTTGGGCAGCCAAAAATACCCCAGAAGACAAACCAACAAATCTTAATCATGACGAAAGAACTATTGTTGGTCACATAACTTCTAATTGGCCAATAACAGACGACGGAGTATTAATTGACGAAAATACCCCAGTAGAAAATCTACCAGAAAAATTTCATATTTTAACTGGCTCAGTTGTTTATAAAGGATTTTCTTCTGAAGATCTAATGGAAAGAACTAGCAATCTAATTGCTCAAATAGAATCTGGCGAAAAATATGTTAGCATGGAATGCTTTTTTAAGGGTTTTGATTATGGTTTACTTAATAAGTCTACCTCAGAATTTAAAGTTTTAAGCAGAAATGAAGAAACAGCATTTCTTACTAAGTATTTAAGATCATATGGTGGATTAGGTGAGCATGACAACTATAAAATTGGAAGAGTTTTAAGAAATATAACCTTTTCAGGCAAGGGATTTGTTGACAAACCAGCAAATCCAGATAGTATAATATTTACAAAAGATAATACAATTAAAACATCAGTTAGTAAGTTAACAGAAAATTTTGCAAATTTATCAAATATAGGTGTATCAAATATTCAGTCAACCTTAAATGTGGAGAAAAACATTATGAGTTTAAATGAAACACAAGCAGAAGTAGTTGCAGAGGTCACAGAAGCCGCTGAAATTATCAGTACTGAACAAGTTGCAACTACTGAAACAACCGTTACAGAGGCCAGTTCAGAAGTCAGTGTTGAGTTACTAACTCAGAAGATCGCTGAACTAGAGACCCAGGTTGCTGCTCAAATCGAAATTATTGAAGCTGCTAAAGAAGAGACAAAAGCAGTAGATAACAAGAGAGAAGAAGAAGCAGAAGCAGCTAAAAAGAAAATGAAAGAAGACATGGACGCTAAAGACGAAGAAATGAAAAAAGTCAAAAGCGAACTTGATGCTGCTCTAGAAGCTATTGCTGGATATAAGATGAAAGAAGAAGAAATGGTTAAGAAAGAAAAGAAACTAAAAAGAAAAGCTTCTCTAGTAGATAATGGTTTTGATGCTGAATCAGCAGAAACCGTTGTAGAAAAATTTGAAACTATGGCCGATGATGCTTTTGATGCCATGACTAGTTTATTTGCTGGCAAAATGCCACCATGGTTGGAAAAGATTAAAAAGGGTGATGATGATGAAGAAGATAAGAAAGCTAAGGAAAAGAAAAAAGCATCAGAAAATTCTGCTGATCCAGAGGTATTAGACACAGTTGAAGTTGAAGCAGAAGTAAACCTTGGTATTGGAGGAGACGCTGATTTATCAGCTGATACCACCAGAGCAGAATTAGTAGAATTTGTTAGTAGCAGATTAGGCAAGAAATAACATATACTTTTACAGGGAGAAACTGAAATGGCTCTAAAACCCGACCGTATCGAAGCTCACACAGATATTTCATTTTTCATGAACACAGTTGCAGAAAGAGGCGGTGTAGCTTCTATTGTAACCGGTGGCGCTGGAGTTGCTATGGATGATGCCAACGCTGTTGTTGGTTATGCCGCAGTAGCCTCAGGTGCTGTTCCAGTTGGAGTTCTATTAAACGATGTTGTTAACATTGATTTAACTAGACAGCACATCAATTGGTATAAAGATGAGGTTCAGCTTGGTGGTAAAGTTACCCTACTCCGTCAGGGGCAGGTTACTACCAATATGATTGTAAGTGGTAATACCCCAGCAGCAGGTAGTGGTTGTTATGTAGGCGCTAACGGCTTACTTAGCACATCTAGTACCAACGCTGTCAGAATTGGTTCATTCCTTGGTAGTAAAGACGCCGACGGTTACGCTAAAGTAGATGTCAACATTACTTGAAAAAACAAAGGGAGAGCAAAAAAAATGTCAGCTAACACAACTAAATTTCAACCAACACCAGAAGTAACAGACCTCTTAGTTCGTTCTGGTTCCGCTAACAGAGAGGTAGCTTTAGCAGCTAATAGAGAGTTTGCTAAGGCTCTTGAGTTACCACTTCGTCAAGGCCTATTAAGTGGCAACATTCTAGATAACATTTTCGAGCCAATCCAATTGGCCCAAAGTGCTACTCCAGAATTTCCACTCGATTTTATTGCCCCAGGTACAGAAAAGGACTTCGTAGCCTATACTGTACCAAATCATGGCTACATTCCAGAGCGTCATGTTGAGAGCGATTACGTCATGGTTCCAACCTATGACATCGGCGCCTCAATCGACTATCTCTTGAAGTATGCTCGTGATGCTCGTTGGGACGTTGTTGGTCGTGCCATGGAAGTTCTAGAAGCTTCTTTCGTTAAGAAGATGAACGACGATGGCTGGCACACACTATTAGCCGCTGCTGTTGATCGCAACATTGTTGTGTATGACAGTGACGCTAATGCCAACCAGTTCACAAAGCGTCTTGTTAGTCTTATGAAGACAGTTATGCGCAGAAACGGTGGTGGTAACTCCGCCAGTAATAACCGTGGTATCCTAACTGATCTTTATGTCTCACCAGAAGCTATGGAAGATATCCGCAACTGGGGTATTGATATCGTTGACGAAATTACTCGTCGTGAGATCTATACAGCAGCTGACGGAACTCTCAACAGAGTTTTCGGTGTTAATCTTCATGATCGTGACGAACTAGGTGTTGGTCAAGAATATCAACTATTCTACACCAGTACCCTAAGTGGCACACTACCAAGCGGTAAGGGCGAAGTAGTTGTTGGTCTCGATCTTCGCAAGAGAGACAGTTTCATAATGCCAGTTCGCCAAGAAGTTCAGATCTTCGAGGACGAGACACTACATCGTCAGAAGAGAGCTGGTTTCTACGGTTGGGCCGAGCAAGGCTTTGCTGTTCTAGATAATCGTAGAGTGCTACTTGGCGCCCTATAATATCTATACTACATAATGTTAGAAAAAGAGAAGGCTGGCCTTGCGCCGGCCTTTTTTTTTAGGTGTATTACATTATACATAATAAAATACTCATCCTTTTATAAGGTGTTATACCATGCCTGCAAGCAAATACGATTTTTCTATAGAGCAGGGGACTTCCTTTAAGCTGGCATTAACATATAAAGACGCTAACAGTATCCCTATTAATATTACCAATTGGTGTGCTAGGCTAGTCTGGACCACAGACGATGGAGCTACTCAGGTTTTCTCTACCACTAATATTGATTATTCTGTATATAAATTCTCTATTGTTGGAGTAGATGGCAAACTATTGCTACAGATGCCTGCTCGTACTACCAATCTTTTTCTTTTTAATAAAGCCAAGTATGATCTTGAGCTAGAAAGTCCAGACAATATGTATACTGGAGGTGGTAAAGAGACGATTAGACTAATATTTGGAACAGTTAAAATTATCCATAGATTTAGCGAAGACAACACCCTATTGGATTGCCAAACATGAATGATTTTATAGTGGTTATTGAAACTCCAGACTCTAATATCATATCCATAGAAACTGGATTTATAGACAATATAGGAGTAGTGGAAATTGAGAGACAATTAAGTCCTAGTGTAAATATATTAGGACCCAATACAGTTGTTAATGTAAGCGATTTGCTAGAAATACCATTCAGTAGAGTAACCGGAACTTTGGACGTATCTAGACTTAGTGGGCTAGACAATTATTTAAATCACTACAATTTTGATTGCGGCACCCCCTAGAATCACCAATATTTAAGCATAAACGGAGAATAAAATGCCAGCCTTAACTACCATTCAGCTAAGAAGAGGATCCTCAAGCCAATGGGCGGCTTCTATCAATCCTTTATCTCAAGGAGAGTTAGGACTAGATACCACAATTAATAAGATCAAAATAGGTAATGGTACTAATTTATGGTCTAGTTTACCTTGGGCAAATATTATGGGTGCTGATCTCATAGGAACAAGTGGCATAAACATAGCCTATGCTTCACCTTCTGGAACTGTAACAGTGTCGGTTACTGGACTAAGTTCTAGTTATTTAAGTGATTTCAATAGTGCTGTTAGTGGTTTATTACCAGTTAAAAATATTATAGCTGGTACTAATATTGCAGTTAGTGGGGATAATGGAACTTTTACAATATCTAGCAATGGATTAGACACCAATACTGTAAAAGATGTTATAGGAGCTACTATTATTGGTGTTAGTGGTATTAGAGCAAGTTATGACAATACTGGTAAAGTAGAAACTATCTCTGTTACTGGATTAAGTAGTTCTTATATTGGAGATTTCAATAGTAGTGTTAGTGGTTTAGTAAATGGCATTTATGCTCCACTCAATAGTCCAGCATTAACCGGAGTTCCAACAGCGCCAACAGCTGCTGCTGATACCAACACCACACAGATAGCTAGTACTGCATTTGTTCTCGGACAAGGTTCGTCATTAACTCCTATAATGGACGGCACAGCAACAATTGGGACCTCTAATAAATACGCAAGAGCAGATCATATCCATCCAACAGACACTTCAAGAGCTGCATTATCTGGAGCAACCTTTACTGGATCAGTTACTATTCCAAGTGGTAATGGTAATTTTGATACTTTAACAGTTAGTGGTACTGGTGTTAGTTTAAATGGACACACACATACATCTACTAGTATTACAAATTTTAATACTGCAGTTAGTGGCCTATTAAATGTCAAGAGTCTAGTGCAGGGAACTGGGATTGGTATCGTTAATAATGGTGGTATCCAAACAATTAGTGTTACTGGTATTCCAAGCTCTTTAATCACTGATCTAGGAAATGTGGCATCAACAGAAGTTGTTGGTAGAACAGGAATATCTTTAACTTATGATAGTGTTTATGATAGAATGTATATAGATACTACTGGAGTTTCCTTTAATGGACATTCTCATACTTGGAGTAATCTTACAGATGCTTCTACAAAAGCAACCCTAACAGAACTGTCCTATTTATCTGGTGTTAGTCCTGGAACGGTTAGTTCTGGTAGAGCATTAGTTGTTGATAATAGTAAAAACTTAACTGGTATTAATTCATTAATAACAACTGGAGATGTAACTGTTGGGGGAAATCTGACAATACAAGGAACAACAACAACAGTTAATAGTACCACTGTTAATATTGGTGATAATATTATAAGAGTAAATACTAGTGGATTGACAACAGGAGGTTTTGAGGTTTATGACGGAAGCGTTATACAATCCATAGTATGGAATACAGTATCTAACAGATGGGAATTTAGTGGTGGTAATATTTATACTAGTGGAAACTTTGTTGGAAATTTAAGCGGTAATGCTAGTACCGTAACAAATGGAGTTTATACAACAGATAGTGGCACAGTAACCAGTACTATGATTGCTAATGATACTATCGTTAATGCAGATATCAATAGTTCTGCAGCTATAGCATATAGCAAACTCAATTTATCAAATAGCATACTAAATAATGATATCGGATCATCTGCAGGTATTGCTTATAGCAAATTAAATCTTAGTGGTTCTATATCGAATTCTGATATCAGCAGCAGTGCAGCAATTGCAGTTAATAAATTAGCTAGTAGTGGAATTACTTTAGGTTCAACTGTGGTCAATCTAGGTGGTACAGTTTCTGAAATAGCTGGACTAACAAGTATCAGTGGAGTTAGCACATCTAGTCCAACGTATTTAGTAAATTGTTTAATTGATGGTGGAACACCATAATATTACAAATATAGAAAGAAGACTTACTAATGGTTTCATTTTATAGCTTTGGTAATAAATGGGTATTTAAAAACAATAAACCTCTAATTAGAAGTAGTAATTTAATTAGTTCAAATACAGCTAATGTAGATTCTGCCCGTTGGAATGGCGGAGATAGAGTTACTTCTGTTGGAACTAATGGTGGTTCTAGTTACTATGGTTGTTATGATATGATGGGAAATAACTGGCAATGGACAGATCTTTATTCATCACCCAGTCCTATCAAAGGAAGTCTCGGATTATTTTGGGGAGATAGTGGTCCAGGATCATCGTTAAAATCTGTTATGGGATCAGCAGCATATTGGGATCATAAAGCCTCGCAAGCATATTCAACATTTGGAGTTAGAATAGCTTCATTAACAAACCCAGACTCTTTACCGAATTTTGTTCTTGTTGGAGATGCTGGAAACGCTAGAGATGTTGTGAGGAATCAATGGAATGGTTTTCTTTTTGGAGATGTAGCTTATAACTATTATATTAACAAATATCAATTAACTGTTAGTGAATATGTAGAATTTTTAAATGCAGTTGCTGCTACAGACACATACAATCTTTATAAATGCATACTTAAAGATGGTAGTCTTAATCCAGAAGTATCAATACTTCGTACCGGATCATCTGGAAGCTACTCATATAGTATTCAGCCTAATTATGGCAATAAACCAGTAGGTAATCTATCTTGGTTTATGGCTGCAAGATATTGCAACTGGTTGCATAATGGTAAACCTAGTGGGGCACAAAATAGTGGTACAACAGAAACTGGAGCTTATACTCTTAATGGTATTGTTAGCGGAAATGCTCCGGTAAAAAACGAGGGAGCAAGATACTCCATGCCGAGCATGAACGAATGGTATAAAGCAGCTTACTATAAAGGAGGAGGCACAAATGCTGGCTATTGGAGATATGCAATTCAAAGCGATATTCGTCCCAAGTCAGTTTTAGCTGACCAATATGGAAATGGAACAACCAAGCCTTCAATATTAAGTCCTGATGTATCAGTAGGCACCAACGTAACAACATCTCTGGTTCAAGACAATATCTTTAACATAGGAGTGGCTTTAACTTATGCTAATATCTCTACTGCTGGAGTAACAAAAATAGTACCGGTAACAGCTGCTATGCCAAACTTACCAGCAAATTTTAGTCTATCTAATAATCTTGGTAAATATAGCATTACTACAACATCTAATTATTCTGGAAATATAGATCTGTGTTTCACTGTACCTTCTACTACTACATTAGCTAATTTCAACAGAATTAAAATTTTTCATACTAATACTAATAATATAACTACAGATGTGACTACTACTCGTACATTCGCCACCAAAACCATATGCGCCAGAACAACAGGCTTTAGTAGTTTTCATGTCATACCAGAAACTGTCACCGTTGATCAACCTATTCCTTCCAATATTACTGGTTCTGTTGGAAATGGGATTGTTAATTTATCGTGGAGCATAAGCGATACCACTGATATCATAGATTATGACATCAAATATAGTAGTGATGGAGGTAATTCTTGGTTAAATTATAATCAAGAACCTAGTACAGCTCTATCCACTACTGTTTCATCATTAAGCAATAATACCAATTATGTATTTATAATAGCTTCAGTTTCATCTAATGGTACTAGTGCTTATTCTAGCTCTAGCTCTGCTTTTACTCCAGTTGCTAGTGTTCCTGATAGTCCAACTAATTTAATAGGTGTTAGTAAACCCAGATCAGTAGAGTTAACCTGGGATGTTCCTAACAATAATGGCTCTATAATTAATAACTATAATGTACAATATAGCACTAATGGTGGAACCACATGGACTAATTCTAAAGATACCGTTAGAGTATTTCCTGACGATATTTCATCAACCCAAACTTTGCTTATTGATGATCTAAATACTGGTACTTATATTTTTAGAGTTAAAGCTATTAATGATATTGGAGATGGAAACTATAGTAATAATAGTAGTAGTATATTGGTAACAAGTTTTTCTCCTAGTGCAGTTATTTTAAGCTCTGGATCTAGTTATACTATTCCAATCGGTACCTCTATCATGAGAGTATGGGCTATTGGAGGAGGAGGAGGAGGTCAGGACGGAGATACTTGTGATGGTGGAGCTAATGGAGGATATGGAGGAGAAGCATACAAAGAATATAGTGTTACTAGTGGATCATCAGTAAGTTATTCTATTGGTAGTGGTGGAGATGGAGGAACAGGAGGATATGGTTATGCAAACTCTACAGATGGTGGAACTACTAGTTTTACTTATAATGGAGTTAGTATAACTGCTACGGGAGGCAAAAATGGAAATTATCGAAGATCTAATAACCTAGAATCGTCCGATGCTGGTGGTGCTGGAACCGGAGTTGGTGGCGACTTCAACAGCTATGTCGGTCCAAGAACATCTGCACCATATTATTATCCTGCTGATTTTCAGGGACGTAATGCCGCTATATTAGGAACATATACTAATTATACTTTAGAGTCTTTGGGATCATTATTAAATTATGCTGGAAATAGCGGAACAGGAGGGAGTGGTATGGGTGGTGGTGATGGTGGTGATGGAAAAGTTATTCTTTATTTTACTTAAACAAAACTAATTATAGCAGGATCTAAATAGACCACTATATTTATTGGTAAACGTATTGCTTGTTGCATATGGGTGTATTAATCATTAAGATAACCTATATACTTATTCTAATAAATAGGACTATATTTCAAGATGGCTGTAAATAATTTAATCACATTACGAAAAGGAACAGCTACTGAGTGGAATACGGTTAATCCCGTTTTAGCTAGTGGTGAACCTGGATATGATTTAACTAATCAAATTCTCAAAGTAGGAGATGGCCTTACTGCTTGGAACAGTCTATCTAGCCACAACCACATTGCTTCAAATATTAGTGATTTTAATAGTTCAGTAAGTGGGTTGGTTAATGGTATTTATGCTCCATTAAGTAGTCCAACTTTTACTGGTATCCCACTAGTCCCTACTGCATCGAGTGGAACAAATACTAATCAAATAGCGTCAACATCTTTTGTAAGAACAGAAATTAGCAATTTAGTAGCATCTGCTCCATCAACACTAGATACTTTAAATGAGTTAGCAACAGCCTTAGGAAGTGATGCTAACTTTTCAACAACTATAGCCTCTGGACTTGGAACAAAAGCTGCTTTAAGTGGATCAACATTTACAGGGAACATTAGCGCACCAAGCGGTAGTTTTACTTCGTTATCGGTTAGTGGAATTCCTTTACTTGATGGCGGTTATGATAACGAAATCCATGTTAGCCAAGTAGATGGAAATGATACCACCGGTAATGGTGACTTATTAAATCCAGTTGCTAGTATTACCAAGGCTTTAACTTTAGTAGGATCTCAACGCAAAACAATTATTGTTCATCCCGGTACTTATACTGAAAATCCATCAATAACAGTTCAATATACAACTATAACTGGTCCGGGGCTTATTGGCGGTAATATATTACTTTCTGGAACATTAAGCACAAATACTGGTTGTACAATTGCTGGAATAAAGATGACAAACCTGACCATAGCTACGCCAACTGGTGCAGGAAATGTAAATATTTTAAATTGTGAGATTTCTGGCACACTTACAAAAAGCAGTAACGCCGACTACACTGTTCTTCGTTTATGTGACTATGGCTCCGCAAGTATTACTGGTGCAGGTTTAGTTGCTATTTTTGGTGGTAATCCAAATTTTACAACAGTAAATAATGCTAGCGCAAATATAATTATTAAAAGCGCTGTTACTGTGGCTCCAGTTTTAACTTCTGGAACTTTAAGTCTTGTAGATTCTATAGTAGTTGCTGCTGTGACAAATGCTATCACATCAGCCTCTTCAAGTATCATTACTTTAGCCAACTGTCAAATGCTAACTTCGGCATTAAGTAATGTCGCCCCAGTTGTACTAAGTGGATTTTATTCAATATTAAATTGCGTATATGATAAAACAAATTCAACACTAGTAGCGTTGTCTGCAACTGGTGGATCTACTAATTCTATCGATTATTTTCAATATATTAATGCAGATAAGTTCATTACTCAAGGGGGAACCTCTTCTGACTATGTAAAGGGTGATGGATCGTTAGGACTACTACCAAACACTATTGTTTATACAACTGGCAATCAAGCTATTAGTGGAGTTAAAACTTTTAGTGACCTTCCGTTTGTTAATGGAACTGGAATTAGTATTAGTGGCCATAATCATACATCTTCAGATATCACAGATTTTAATAGTAGTGTCAGTGGTTTGCTTCCTGTTAAAAATATAATTGCTGGAACTAATGTAACAGTATCTTCAGCTAGTGGGTCATTTACAATAAACTCTACAGCTAGTGGTGGAGGCTCTTCTAGTATAGATGCTGGAACATATCCTTTAATAACAATATCGTCACAGCCAGCCCCAACTACTGTGGAAGTATCTGGAACTGCAACCTTTAGCGTCACAGCAGCAGCAACTTCCCCAACTTCATCAATAAGTTATCAGTGGCAGGAAAGTACTAATAATTCAACTTGGTCAAATATTTCTGGATCAACATCATCTACGCTAACCCTCACTAATGTTCAAAACGGTAAAAATGGATACTATTATAGATGTAATTTACAATCATTATTATCAAATGTTAATACAAACTCTGCTATATTAACAGTAGCTTCTATAGCAACTCCAACCCCATCAGTCACCCCAACCCCAACAATTACTTTAACTAGCAGCATAACACCAACAATAACGCAAACAAATACAGTAACTCAAACTGTCACAAGAACCATTGATGCTACTCCGTCAGTAACTCCAACAATAACGGTAACTCCAACAATAACGGTAACTCCAACAATAACGGTAACTCCAACAATAACATCAACAGTAACCCAAACAGCAACTCCAACAGCAGCACCAAGCAAGGTGTTTAGCAACGTTACCGGAGTCAGTAACGGAACTGTCTCAGGAGCAGGAACATCTACCATCACTCTTACTAGAACAGTGAATTCGGGAACGTTAGGAGTCTCATTTACGATTCCTGCTGGAACATTAACAATTACAAAAACGACTGCTGGAAATATTAGTGCATATTTAACATCAACCACAGATCCGGGATTACCAGTTCAATTTCTTTATAAGGATGGCACATATTTCGCTACATTTCCAAACAACACTAATTCCGCATCAGGAAATGTTCCAGCTATGACAGCAGGGTGGAATGCAACAGGTCTTATTTCCGAGATCCCCGTAGGAGCGTCAGTTACCCTGACGATAACGTGATACCATGAATGGTGCAAAAATAACATCTCCCAATGGTCGTCGCTTTGCTCTGGTGGCTCGCAGTGGCAGTTACAGCATCGTCTGGCAGTCACTTCCAGAAGGTAGTCGCGTTCCAGACAATACTAAAGCCCCAAGAGGACGGTGGCACCCAATCAACGCAGCCGGAACTATTGCCTCTCCACTTGCTGCTGACGAACCAGCAGATGGACTTTGTTGCATGGTACGAGATCCCGTGGAGCGATTTCGCTCTGCTTGTGCAAGGCAAGGCGTTAGCGTTGCAGAGGGATTAGAACGAAAGGATTCTGACGTTCATTTCTGGACTTTATTTAGCATGGGTCTGTTAGAACAGGGTGTGACATATTTCCGATTTCCCGATCAGCTTGATGCCTGTGCAGAGTGGCTAGGACTAGAGACACCAGTTCCGCAAACTAATGACGAGCAGGAATCATCCAAACCGACATTGACGCAAGAGCAAGAAAATATAGTTAAGCAAATATATGCTGATGATATATTATTATGGGAGAGCTTAAATGCCAGATATTCAAATTAAAAGAGGATTATCAGCAGCACTTAGTGCTACTAATCCGGTTGTTAATAGCGGCGAACCAATATTTGAAACTGATACTCTCAAATTAAAAATTGGTGATGGCGTTACAGCATATAATAGTTTAGGGGTAGTTGGTAGTGGAACATTTTTTCCTTTGACATCAAATACCAATACTACTAATATAATAAATAGTTCAAATCTTTACTTATGGTCAAATTTTAGATAGGAGATTGATTATGGCAACTAGTCCAGTTTTCGCAGTAACACCAAGAATATCATCTGTTTCTATATCTACTGCTGAAGCTAGTTATACGGCTCCAACTAATGTGGAAACTTTAATTACAGGAGCTAGTACGGGTACTAGAGTATCTGAAATTGTAGTCAAATGCGCCGCTACCAGTGCTGCGGCTATCGTTAGGATATTTCTTTATGACGGTACTACATACTTTCTATTTGATGAAATAACCGTGGCAGCAGCTACGGGGTCAGCTACAGTGCAGCAAACTAGAGTTAGTAACACATATAATAATTTAATTCTACCTAGTGCTTCTTATTCAGTAAGAGTAACAACATCAGTAGCACAAGTTACTCACGTCATAGCTTTAGGGGCAGATCTATAATGAATCAAGGTATTTATTCTATTGGAAGTGCTACAATAGCTTCATCACCGTATGGCATTAATGGTGTTACTGCACCCACTAGTGTTCGCGTACTTGTTGTGGGTGGCGGTGGCTCTGGCGGCTCTGGTGGAGCAACCGCTCTTATTGGTGCTGGTGGCGGTGGTGGTGCAGTTGTTGAGCAGACAGTAGCTATAACTTTAAACTCACCTATTTCTGTTACCATTGGGGCTGGCGGTGCCGGATCTACAACAAATGCAATTAGAAGTAGCTTTGGAGTTACAAGTAGATTTGATAGCATTGTCGCAATCGGTGGCGGCTCTGGTGGCATTAATGATACTAACGGTAGTTTTGCTCCTTACGTTCGTCGTGGTGAAAATGGAGCCAATGGCGGCGGCAAATATTTTGGTTCAGCAGCAACTGGTGAAACAAGAGGCTTTTCTGTATTAGCTGACGGTTTTGCTGGAGGTAACGGTGATGGTTTTAACTCTGGCGGTGGTGGCGGTGCTGGTGCTGCGGGCGTAAACAGCGGTGCTGGTGGCAATGGAAAAGTATCAACTATTACTGGATTAACTTATGGTGGTGGCGGTGGCGGTGGTCGTTCTGCTTCGGCTGGTGGTACAGGAGGTGGCGGTTCTGGTGGAGCGTCTGGCGTTTCTGCCGTAGCTGGAACAGTTAATACGGGCGGCGGTGGTGGTGGAGCATTTGCTGCTTCTACAGCTACTGGCACTGGTGGAAGCGGAGTCGTTGTTATTCGATGCGCTGCCGGTTTGAATATTAGACTAGGGGTTGGTTTAACTCATACAATTTCTACAATAGGTGGAGATAAATTAATCACAATCACGGCAGGAACAGACACTGTTACTTTTTTCTGAGGAATATTATATGGCACATTATGCATTTTTAGACGAGAATAACGTAGTTACAGAAATTATAGTTGGTAAGAACGAATGGGAAGATGGTATTGATTGGGAGATTTATTACGGGAATATTCGTAATCAGACATGCAAACGAACATCATATAATACCATCGGTGGAGTTCATAATAATGGTGGAACCCCGTTTAGGATGAATTATGCTGGTACTGGGTACATATTTAGAGAAGACGTAAATCCTCCAGAAGGAGCTTTCGTTACTCCATGTCCCGGCGAAAATTATACTTTAGACGAAAATACTGGCTTATGGGTAGAAACATCTAATATCTGATTATATAGGTAGTGAGATATAGTCTGGAACACTAGTAAAGTTATAAATCTTAACTTCTCTGAATACATCTTGTAATATTTTATCATCATATAATTCTACCCCAGCCTGTAACCACTTTCTTGTCATAGCAGGATTATTAGCTGTTTCTTCAGAAGTTGTCCATTCTTCTGGATGTAAATAATAATAGCATAAATATTTCATAGCTTTTTTAATACTTCCTCTTCCATCAGTATCTTCATAATTCCAAATATTAATTCCCAAAGAATTTGACATAGTAGCTAACTCCACAAGCATACCCAGATTAAAATTACTATAATGTCTATTCTTTACCCTATCCATTTCTAATACTTGTTTACCGTCACTATCTATCTGAGCACTTAATAAGGCTCTCACATTATTTTCTAAATAAGTTCTAGCTTCCACTTCCTTACCACAGGCACAGAGATAAGAACACAGCTGCTTTACATAGGATGTTTTAATATTGTGACTATACCCAGATTGCAATATTCCTCTAGGATTAGTTTTAAACCAATCGCTCAATGAATCAAACCATGACACCATACTATCGTTCACTTCCGTTGTCCAATTTTCACTAGACTTAATCAACTCAATAAAGTCTGGTAATAAAGATAAATTATTAGTATCAATAACCGCTCCTCTAATACGTAAATCCTCCATACTGTCACCAATTACAATCCCACTATATGTTAAACCAGGATTCATTTTAGTGTTATCGTTTATAAAAAAGGTTTGAAGAGATTCAATAGCTTTAATAGCATAATTTTCAGATTTCGTTAAATGATACAAGATAGAGCAAGGAAAAAATAATGAATAAAATTTACTAAGAAATTTATTATCACTATTAGTTGCAGCTAGAGGATTTCTATTTCCGTCTATCCTAATATAAGGAAATCCTGTTACCGAGTTAGGATCTGCATGATAGAACGCAGCTAAACTAGTAAAATTATTAGCTCCTGTTTGTTGTTTTATTTCAGATGTATTTTGTGTAATACTTGGCAGTTCCATGTCTAATATATCTATAAATTTTTGTTGATAATTAGCTATTTGCTCTAACGTGAGTTGGTTTATTCTTTGTTCGTTAATTGTTAATAGCATTATATTATCTCCTCAGATAGTGTAATTTTTTTAGTAAAATTATATTCGAAATCATAACTTGTAAATTTTATATTGGGACAATGAATTTTATTTTGTAGATTATATTCCATTTTTTCACCGTTTAAAGAATTCATAGTTTCCCAATCCATATCAGCTCCAGTGTTAATAACAGTTTCTGTTTTAGAATTCAAAATTGGATTTATCATACAAGGAATATGTTTAAAATAATAATTGATTAATTTACATCTAGCCATAAAATCTATGTCATGTTTTCCAGCTGGTAAAAAAGATTCATCGTAACCACCAACCATATTAAAGACTTTTCTAGAACACCCTATTCTGCCATAAACCCCACGTTTGAAAATATCACAGCACACACCAATCCTATACCCCAAGCTTTTAATTTGAGCTGTGGCATTTCCAATATAATTGTCAATATCTAAATTAAACACATAATCACCATGGCTCAGTCTTACGGCCAAATTTTTTGCAACCGGGATGGAATAGCTGTGATAGTTTAAGGCTCTATAATAGTGAACTCTATCTATTTGACCTAAAGCTCTCATGAATTCATAAAGACCATCATTTGAATGACAATCAATAATTATCCACTCGGTATTTTTATTATTTTTTATGTGGTCTAAATTATACTGAATAGTTTGTTTAAGCTGATATAATCTATTTTTAACTTGAGAACAATAAGAGATAATCATAGCCGGCACTCGATCATGACATCTTTTGCCAAATTTATTTCGTTTCTTGGATAAGAAATTAGATTTTTTAATGATAGACTACAAAGCATATAGTATATTCAGTATCGAGAATTTTTGTGGAATAGGACGCTTATCTTTTATAATAGCTTTATCTAAGCATGAGTCCATGAATATTATGTAATAAATTCCTTATTGGCCAATTAATTTAATTACTACACCAACCACCATAAGGTGTATTAAAAACTAGAGATGATACTAACTAAAAGGGCCAAAAATATGAGCTGGAAAAAAGAAATTCCAATTATTGTAAGAACTCTTATTAATGACCTATCTGAAACTCCAAATTATTCTGATGAAAGAATAATACAGGT